CACCACCACCAGTTAAGGTAGCAGCTAAACCAATGCCTAACTGGTTTAAGTCTAGTGTTGGATTGTTCATGACATGAATGATGGCGCAGATAGCAAAAGTAGAAATTGCAATAAATGCTAAAAACCGTGCCATGCAGAACATCTCTCCGCAATCTTCAGTAAATATGTCTTTTAAAAACTTTACCATTTATAACCCCATGTTAAATACCATGCTATCAATGCAGCCAACAAAAAACAATAGAACTGCACCCTTCTGACTTCTTTTAAGTCGTGCTGAAAATCCTCGTTCTCTTTACGCTCAAGGTTCTCAATATCCAACTTAATTCTAAGTACTGCATCCCACTCTTTAGCGCCATACTTTTTAACAAAATCAATCTTTAACTTTGCTTCTTGATCGCTAATTTGCTTCTTTTTTTGCCAATCTTCTAATGCTTTGATTAGCGCATTTTGCTTCTTAAACTCTGCTTCTCTAAGCGCTATTCTTCTTTCTTGCGCTTTCCTTCTTGCTACATCCGCTGCTTCCTTTTGGGCATCTTCAATGCTTGCTCCAATGATCTTGCCAGCTTCTTTACCGCTTTTATATCCTTCGCTTATCCCCTTTGCACCTGCCAAAAACCCAAATTCATCTGGCACTTTATCCTCATAAGCTAGGTTCTATCCCCTAGGGGGATTTTATTGTGCTTCTGATTCTTGCTCAACTGGTGTAACACCAACTGCTACAGGTTCAGGAGCAGGAGCAGGAGCTTCCGCTGGAGCTGATGGTTCAGCGTGTTCTACAAAGCGCTGAATTAACTGATGAGCAAGGCTGCCCATCTCAATGCACTCTTTACTAACAAATGATTCAATTTTGTCTAATAAGCTCATAATCCTTCTCCTGGGGTGATATAAACGGAAGCGTTAGCTGCATCTCCAATTACTCTTGCATAAACACTGGTAGTAGAGTTAACTTGTGGACCACTAAAAACTTTATAAGCGTATGGTGGCAATGGAATGACATAGACAGGACCATTATCAGGCAATGCCACATTAAAACTGTTGGTAGGGCTTATCCATACATAAACAGCGCTATTAACATCAGAATTTGAAATAAAATACTGGTTAACAGGGCTGTCAGATGTAATTGTATATACATTGGACTGCGTGTTTGCAGCGCCAGTAACGGCTACTTTTACCGTTTTTCCCATTGGTTGAAAAGCGATATTGTTTGCCATTAGTAGATACTCTTTTTGCCAGCGTTGCCAGGTTTAGTAGTCTTAGAATCTTTGGTGTTATTGTTTCCAGCAAAGTTAAAAACAGACATATATCCCGCTGGCATCTTGCCAGTTAAAGTTGTGTTGATTCCACCCATAGATCCATCACGGGGTAGTTGTGGTCGAACAGACTTAGCGATTTGCTGGTTATATTCTGTTGGGCGCTTATGTGGTTGACCTCCACTATTCCCTGGAGTTTTTGGTTTCAAGCTCATTTTTGTTCCTTTCTTTGGTATTGACTACAAGATAACTGAATACTACGAATATGGCTAGTGTCACCACTCTCTCCCACATCGGATTCCACATTGTCCAACCGCACATCACGCTTGATGCCAGTAAAGCCAATATCGTAATCAATCGGTCTGTAATGACCGCCAATGCTAGGCGTACCAATGCTACTGCTTCCATGTTTCATCCCCTTAAAAGTTAAACCAAGCATTAGTTTAACCTTCCTCATCATCTACTGCAATAAAGCCACTACCCCATTCATCATCACTGATCTTCTGTTTGAGCTTTTCGATGTTCACCATACGGTCAATCACCTTACACTTGTCAGTAAGGGAAGCCATCTCATCTGCCATGACTTCTCGTAGCAGTTTTGCAACAGCATCTTCCAGATCGGGGTTTAAACCTTTAGATTTCTTACTCATTTTGTAATGTTTCCTGCCACTCTAGGGGGTACTACAGCAACATATCCAACAATGGCGTTGCGAACTAACTTTTGTGCCATGCTCATTTTTTGAGCATTGCTTACTGGCATAACAAAAATCTCTTGTAATTTGTTTTGGATGCCAGCAACTTGCTCTGGTGTCATTAAACCGTAAGTAATCAGATTGTCACCCACATACTTCATATCCTCAATAGCGCCTTTTAAGCTCTTAGTGGCACGATCAGCAATGACTTGGCTAACTGCATCAGCAAACTTTTCTTTTCCTCCTGGGGTTTCCAAAAGGATTTTAGAGGTAGCTTCCCATTCAGCAGCGTTTTTACCTAAGATAATGTCACGAACACGGGATGGCGCTGTAGTGTTAGAAAGTATAAGGTTTGCATCTTCTTGACCTTTCTTTCTAACTTCTTCTGCTCGTTTAGATAGCGGAGCAGCTTCTTGCTCTCCTGCTTTAATAATGTCTTTTTTCTGAGCTTCTGCTTCAGATTCCAGTTTTCCAGCTTGTTTTTCCACTTTTCCAGCAGAACGCTCAATATCTTTTTCTGCTTCAGAAGTAATCCTTCCTGCTTCTGTTTCACCTTTTGCAGCAACTTGAGTAGCTGTAGCACGGGCTTGACGCTCTGCACGCTCTGCTTCTGTTTCACCTTTTTGAATTGCAGCTTGAGCTTCTCTGGTAGCGCCTTCTTCAGCTCTACGGGCTTCTGTTTTCAATCCTGAGGGCACAGCGCCAATCTTCACATTTAGAGTTTGTTCTAATTTACCGCCTTTAGCGCCAATTCTTTCTGATTTTTCAATAGCCCTTACTGCTGCTAAAAGATCATCTTGCAACTTAGGAAAAGCGCCAATCCAATCACGATTGCTATCTAAAAATGATTGAACGCTTTTAGAGGTAGGATTACGCAATGTATCGGCAGCATATCCTCTAGCCAGCGTTTCAGCTTGTGTAGGTCCAAGAGTGTTAATAAGTTGTTCTACAGATCCTCTAGTAGAAAATGCTGCCTTTCCTAAAGTTGCCGCATCTTTAATATAATCGCCAATATCAAAACCTTCGGGTTTACCCGTAACAGCTTTACCTAATTTAGTTCTAAATTGATTGATAGGAACGGATGCGTCACGATAAGCATTTTTGTAGGCTAGGAATCCTGGACTAAATTCTTCCATGATTTTTTCAACTTCATCTGCAACTAAGCCAGCTTGTTGTTGACTAATAGCATCATAGCCTTCTGATGGTAAGCCACTAGCTCTGTCACGCAAGTATCTGCGTACAGTTTCCAATCCTTGAAAACTTACAGGTTTGCCAATAATTACGCCATCTAGCTCTGTTCTTGGATCAAGATAGCTTTTAGCTCTAGTCAATGCGTTTTTAACTTCACCAACAGAAATGTCTGACAATCCCGTTTTAGGATTGGTAATCATGGCATCAATTTTGTTTAATGCGTTTTCAAATGCTTGTGTTTGCTCAACTCGTTGACCTGACTTTTCTTTTTCTAAAGCAGCGTCAAATACAGGCTTTTGCATTTTATCAATGACTTTTTGACGAGTTTCTTTTAAGCCATTAAGTACATTTTCAAAACCGATACGAATGATATTGCCACGATCAGTAGGCAAATCAGCAGTTCCAACAGCGCTAATTGCTTGTTGAGGGGTATTTGAATATCCTTTAGTAATGTTAATTACTTTGTCACGATAGTTTCGCAAACGCAATTCTTGTGCGTTAGCTTTCTTAATAAGATCATCCGCTTCTTTTTGACCTCTAGCAAGAATCCTATCAGCTTCAATTTTTTGCAATGCTTTGGTTGCATCAGTAGCGTTTTCACCTTGTTTAGTAATCTGATCTGCTAATTTTTTAGATTCATCAATGCTTTTCTTAGCTTTTATTTGAGCTTCAGATCTAATTTTGTCAGCAGCAGAGTTTAATTGGCTTTGCAAATTGTTAATTCTTTGTGCAGTTTGCTCATCAATTCTTCCAGCTCTAGCTTCAGCTTGCAGAATAGTTCCTCTAGCTTCAGATTCTAATAATTGAGCGTTCTGTTCTGTTAAAGATAGGATGTTTTCAGCTCCACCTTTAAGCATTTGATAGACTTCTTTTTGAGCTTCAAGGCTATCTTTACCGCCACGCACTTCTTCCAATTTCTTTTGAATAAATGCTTTTTGCTCAGCAGAAAGTGATGCAGCATCTACTCCAGCATCTTGTAACAAAGCACCTACAGTCTTAGCAGCGCCCATTCCTGGCACACCAAAACCAGATAACACTGTTCCAATAGCTTTTCCAGCTTTTGTTCCTAAATATTCAACAGGAGCAGGACCAAATGTAGCGCCAACCAATCTTGCTAATTCAGCTTTAGTGCCAGGACCATATTTAGATTCAGCAATCTGACCAGCAGTTTCACCAGTAGCGCCTGAAATAGCACCTAATGCAGCGCCACCTATCCTAGCACCTCTGGCAGCCATACCAGCTTCCATTAAAAAAGGAGCAGCAGGAGCGGTTACTGGAAAAGCAGCAGCTAAACCACCAGCAGCAGTAAGCAATTCAGGAGCAAAAGCACCAAATACAGCGCCAGTAGCAGCTTCTTCTCCAACAGCTTTTACTCTTTCAGAAGGCTTTACATACGCAGCAGTATTTTTATTTGTATCTTGTACAGGTGCAGTTGTTTGCACAGGAGAACCACCAGAAATGTTGGTTACTTTCTTTCCTTGATTCTCTCTTGTAGCTCGTTGCTCTATTTGATCTGGACTGACATCTTTAGGTACATTTTGATAAACATGATTAGTACCATCGCCAAAAGTAACGGTTACATCCCTAGTATCTCCAGCCATCAATCACCCCAATTAGAAACAGTTGTGCCAGATTGAGTAGTCTTTGGCGTTCCTTGATGGTTAAGCATAGACTGTACTGATTTATCAAAATCTTCCAAACTATTGGCTTCGCTAATCATTTTTGAAATTTTTTCATTAACTAATGGTGCGCCACCAGGTCCACGCAAGATGCGGTTAATGTCTTGTACAGAAAACGGTACTTTTTCATTGATTTTGGCAATAGCACGATCAGCAGCAGCAATTTGTTCTGGAGTGCCACCACTAACTTGCAAAGTAGTTTTAGCAATAGCCAATTCTTGTTTAGACAATGCTAAGAACATATAGTAGTTAATTTTGCTATCACCAGCTACAGGAGCAGTTTTATGCAATTCTGAAATACGAGCATTAGTAGCGCCACCTGGTCTGCCAGCAGCTTCCACATTGGCAATTTCAGGAATAATGGCTGATAGCTCTTGTTGCAATGCACGACTATCAGCATCAGTAATTGCAGCTCCCAAATACTGGATAGCACCAGTAGTAATTTTTTTAGGATCAGTAATAATTTCACCAAATCCAGGAGGTTCAGATCCTAAAGGAGCAGAAGTTAAGTTATCTAAGTGTATGCCTAGTTTATCGGCAGCAGTAGCAACAGCTCCGTTGTACCTAAATTGAATAGCTCCAGCACCACCGCCACCGCCTTTGCTCGCTTTCATTTGAGCTTCAATTTGTTTTAATCTTATATCTTCTAAAGGTTTAATTGCTTTATCAACAATATCTAAAGCATCCTTAATTCGACCAGATTGAATGGTTTTAGCAATAACGCTATCAGGACCAGCAAGACTAGCTGCAATTTGAGCTGCTTGCATAGAATCTGCTTTATCTGTAGCTCCAAGCGTTAAAGCTTTTTCAATTTGATATTTAATAGATTCACGCAAAGATTTTAAGCGTTGCAATTCAATATTAAATTGATCTTTTTCTTTGTTGTACAAGTCTTTACGACCTTCTTGCCAGCCCTTAAGCATACCACTCATAGCGTTCATAGCATTAAGACCTGACATCTTTCCAGAGCTTCCAAGCATCATTCCAGCAGTAGCTACTAGGCTAAATAATTCACCAATACTGGCAACATTTTCTTGTGTTGGATGAAAAGCGGGATCTTCCCAAGATACTTTCTTCTCTAAATCTTGAACTTCTTGACGAGTTTTTTCTTGAACTTTCTGACCAGCTTCCAATCCTGTTTGCTGAGCTTTTAACTTTGCTTCTTCCACACCTACTTCAGCAGGGGTTTTCTCAGCAGTTAAACGCTGTCTTTCTGCTTGTAACTGAGGTAAAGACATTTTTGAAACATTGCCAGAAATAGGCAATTTGTTTATATCTGTGCCTAAAGCAGATGGCAAATTACCGCCAGTAGGTTGTGGCGTAGTTACCTTATCTGTTGGAATTTGATCTGATGGAGTTGCCATAATTAACCAATCCTAATTGTTTGACCGCCACCCAAAGAACCACCAGCAGCAAACTGTGCCAAATTGCTATAAAATTGAGTGGTTGCTTGATTAAGTTGTTGATCTAATTGCAGACCAGTTTTAATAGCTCCAAGGCTAATATTGTCACCAATTCCAGCCACTTGCAATCCATAAGTATATTGGTTATTAAGCAATGTCTGATAAATAGAAGCTAATTGATTAGCAGTTTGTTCTGCACCTACACCACCACGATTAGCTTGTGATTGTGCTAATTGTGCTTTGGCAGCGTTATAGGCTTGTTGGCTTTGAGGGCTTAATTCACCACGCTGAGCAGCGCCTACCAAAGCCTGACCTTGAGTTTGATAAGGTTGAGCAATAGCTTGTTCTTGACCTTGCACTGCTTGATTTTGACCAGCAGTTTTACGAGCTTGAGATGCTCCAAATAATCCTAAACCACCAGCTAAACCAAGACGAGCAAGGTTTGTAGGATCAGTTAAAGATGCAGTTAATTTATCTGTAAACGATTGAGGTGTTTTAGTTGTTCCAGTATCTACAGTTGGTGTTGGCGTACCAGCAATTGTTCCAAATGGCTGTGTTTGTGCTAAACCAGATGGAGTAATGCTTGGAGGTGCTGCTTGAATACCGTATTGAGTAGTAGCAGATAAATCAGGATTGTAGGGCTGAGATACTAAAGTACCTGCTTCTGGAGCGCCAGTAAATAAAGGTGTTTGTGGTGCGCCTGTACTAATTCCATATCCACCACTTGTGTCTTGTGTAGAAGTTTCAGTTGGAGCAGGTGCTTGTTGCTCTACTGGAGCTGGAGCTTGCTCAATTGGAGTGGTGTCCATGCCATCATCAAATTCCAATAACCCAGTTTCAGGGTTTTTACTACCTCTACCACCACGCCTTTTAAGTAACGCAGCTTCTTTAGGGGTAATGTGAGCAAGTACAGAATCTTTACCACGCCCTTTAGAGCGCAACATTTCCGCCAAAGCTGGCAGATCCATCTTCAAGGATTCCATTAAGACTTTACTCATACATTGCTCCCACCTGATTGATCTGGATTCCGTAATGATGCCTGATTCCATACATTTGATCTAGATGTACCGCCTTCAGTAGTTTGTACTGGAGCGCTTGGATCACTGCCAAAACCAAGGGCAGATCCTAAAACTGTACTTCCCGCAGCAGTAGGTGCGCCAGCTTGTCCTGTAAGGGTTGTAGAACCCTGTGGTGCGCTTCCTACTTGAGAAGATGAAGTTGGCTGTGTACCAAACACATTTGAGTAATTTAATGCTGTTCCAATAGCGCTTCCAAGTGCGCTAGTTTCACCAGGTGTTGCTCCTGTTGCTTGGCTTAGACCGCTAGTTAAAGCGCCTGTAGCACCGCCTAATTCAGCAGCTTTTGTGGCAGTTTGTAGGTTTGTTCCAGATAGCTCATCTTTAATAAAAGGAGAAGCAGCGCCACCAGCAGTAGCTTTTGCAAGATTAGATGCAGTAGGTCCTAAATCAGAAGTAGCTTCTCCTACAGAGCTACCTATTTCAGAACCAGCAGCTCCACCTACAGCGCCTACTCCAGCAGCTTGAAGAATTTTGCCAGGATCACCTGTTTTTTGAGCTTCAGAAATAGCTCCAGAAGCAGCTCCTATACTTGCAGCTCCTACCGCAGATAAAGTAGTTACGCTATAGCCAGCAGCAACGGCTTCAATGGTATCTCCATATCCTAAAATGGCAGCGCCAATTTCAGGACCTCCAATAACGGAAGCAGCCACAGCTACTATTGGAATAAGAATTGGTGCAACTGATTGAACTGCTCCGCCCATTATATTTTTCCTTCCTTAACTAATTCTTCAGTCAACTTTCCAAGGGTGACACCAATAGATAAAAGCTGATAATCAATTCCTTTTCCTTTAACCATGTCTTGAGTAATCAACTGGTTTTTTAAAGCAAAATCCACCACCATTGGGTATAACTCAGGATTTCTAGCTGCTTGTTTAGCATATTTTCCCAAAGAAATAAGCTCTTGTGGATTAACCTTTGCCGTCTGAAGTATCTTTAAAATTCTTTCTTTTGTCTGCTCAACTTCAGGCGGATGATTGGTTTTTCCTTTATTTTTCAATAGGTTAGAAACATCAGCATTGATAGGCTGAGTTTGCGGATTTTCGATTTTTTCTGGGGAGGGGGAAAGATTATCCATAGTCTATTGAATGAGGTTGAGGGCAGAAGCAATTTGCTGATGAATCGTTAAATGCGTACCGATCCAATCGTAAAAATCTTCTTCATTATTGAAATTTACATCGAGCATATTGAACGGATTATTCAATCCTAAGAGCTTTGCAAACGCCTGATGTTCGACCTGATGAGCTAATAACCAGTCATCCAAATTGTCCGTATTAGCGTCTGTAATAGGGAAAATAGGCACTGAAATGCCTTGTCTTTGGAATGTTTGCTGAAATAGCTTATGTTGTAGTCCGTTTTCAAACAAAAACTCTCCTAGGGATTCAACATCCCCAAACTTCACAATAGAGAGCGTATTAAAGTCCATGTCAGTTCAGCTTAAATGCAATAGTTACTAAAGCAGCCACAATAAATCCAGCAGAAGCTATTAAAATCTGCTCTATGCGCTTTAATCTAGCGCAAATACTGTCATAACGCAATTCGCACACCGCTTCATGGGTGTTTAGTCTAGCTTCAGTGTTATCAATAGTTTCCATGTTATACCGCATAGTAAGGCACTTTTACCACTGTGCCGTTAAGATCAATTTGAAAAAATCCAGCAGGAACTAACAACAAACTAGAGGTTGCATAAGTAGCATTTCCTGATGTAGTGCTAGTTGCATTAACAGCTTGAACATTGATTGTGCCACCTGTAATTGCCACATTGTTGGCGTTTTGATACGCCATCGTGCCAAGACCACTTACGCCAATGGTAACATTTGAACGAGTACCTGCGGTGTCATTGCTAGTCGAAATCGTAATGTTTGCGCCTGGCAAAAAGTTAATAATCGGTTCAGATCCGATTAAAACGCCATTATTTTGAACAGTGACATTTTGGTTTACAGTGTTAGCAGCCACGCTAAGAGTGACATTGCCCGTGAGTGCGCCACCGCCAGACAATCCTGATCCAGCAATAATATTGACTGTATTAGGTACTGCGCCTGATACAGCAGAAACGCCAATAGCAATTGCCACATTGGATGCGGAGGTTGCCCTGCCTTTGGCATCAAAAGTGACTTGAGATACTTGAGAAGCAGTACCGTAAATACCTGCCGTAACACCACTCGTATTAAGAGAAGGGTTAGGGTAAGTACCTGTTAAATCACCACCAGCAGTACCGCCTGGGGATGTTCCGCTAATGGTGACATTGGAAGCGGAGGTAATACGACCTTTAGAATCTACAGCAATTTGAGAAACAGATGTTGAATTTCCGTATGTGCCAGCGACAACGCCTGAAGTATTAAGGCTGGGATTAGGATAATTACCAGTAAGATCGCCACCAGCAGCGCCACCAGGAGTAGTGCCACTAATCGTAACATTGCTTGCATTAGTAATCCTTCCTTGTGCATCTACTGTAAAAACACCGTTAATTGTGGCGTTTCCATAAGTTCCAGCGGTTACGGCAGTATTAGCTAAGCTGATCGTGCCTGAGCTAGTAATTGGACCACCAGTTAAACCAGTGCCAGTAGCAACGCTAGTAACAGAACCGTTCCCCGTTCCTGGGGTGAATCCAAGTGCTGTAGTAACATCAGAGCTAGTAAGAGAAACATTCCCTGAACGAGTGTTAAATGTAAGAACGCCAGCATTGTTTAGTGTGACATTAGCGGTTAAATTGCCACCACCTGAAATACCAGTGCCAGCAATAATATTTACGGTATTGTTTGCAGCGCCAATAATTGCAGGTGTTAAAACGACTGCTCCAGTAAGTCCATTGACAGAAGTTACCGCATTATTGTTATCTACTTTTTCCCAGACATTGCCATCAAACACTGCCCAGTCACCAACATTCCAAGTGGTAATGCCGTTAAGATTAGTGTTTCCAGCAACAGATACTACATAGTAAAAACCTTTAGTACCGACAGAACTTTGCAGAAAAGGCACATTGGTACTTGCGTTCCAAGTACTCTGATAAGTTAACGCTCCTGCAAAGTTGCCAGATACCTTGAGCATCTTTTAAAGTCCATCGCCATTTATGATGTACAAAGTTGCACTGTTTGCAGCAGTAATAGCGGTAAACCACGCATTAGGCACAAAAGTGATAATTTCATCTGTATTAGGCAAAATGTACAAAGTCGTTGTACTGTTTGCTCCTGAACCCGTAGGAATGACGCAATTTGACTGCGCTGTTGTCTGAGTTTGTGCATACGAAAGAAAACATCCTTGAGTGGTGGATGCGTTAATGATGCGGTACTGATTACCCCCAAAAGCACTGTTCGAGTTCACTTGAACGGCTGTGGGAGCAGAGGTAGCAGCCGTAAGCACTACGGTGTTACCTAACGGAGTGAAGGCTGCTGATACGCTCATTGTACGGTTTCTTCCTTTGGTTGCTCTGAAGGCGGAACTTGCGGATCAGCTTGCTCTTTAATCTTTGATAAAAGCACCCAAGCACCAGTCTTGGTTGGCAATTCGCCTAAAGTTTGCAAGATGTAATTCACATCGTTCACATCTAAAGTTAATTTAATTTCCATCTTTATCCCCTAAAAAATTACTTGTTAATTGCTGCGGTAAACGGTGTTAAATCATTAGAACCGTAATACTCTGCACCTTTAGCTACTTGAATCTCCAAGTGAGCCTTGTTGCGAGCAATGGTCTCAGTCCACTCTGCGTCTGTAGTGTTTTCTGGCTTTTCGCCATTGATGAGGTTTACAGAGTCCATAGCTGCTTTATAGTCTTGTGCTACTTGTTGTTCGTGAGTTAATTCCATTTTATGCTCCTAATTTAGCTTCTAAAGCGGTTACTTTTGCGTTAAGTTCTTTTACTGCGTTAATTAAATGCCATGTAATATTTGTAGTATCTACAGACATTACGCCAGTAGATTCTGTTTTTACGCAGTCAGGCAATATTTCTGCAAGTTCTTGGGCGATTGCGCCTAATTGAACTCCTGTGATATTGATAGCGTTAGATTGTGGCAAATCAGTAACTTCTTCAGGAAGACGATACTCAAAGTTACGCACTTGAATTGCCGTAATTGCAGAAAGACCTACTGTGTTATCTACAATATTTTTCTTTAATCTGCGGTCAGAAGAAACAGACCATGCAGCAGAGTTATTTCCTTGATATACGCCACCACCGTTAGCCCAAATGTACCCAGTACTTGCACCTTTACCAGTTGTTCCGCCAGCGGTACAAATAAGAATTTCATTGCTTACACTAGAAGACGATGCGCCACTATTATTACCAATGTAAACGCTATTTGTTCCTGTAGTGACAATAGTTCCAGAGCCCGTACCCAAACAAGTTAAAGCAGAACCAGTAGTAACTTGTTGACCAGATTGCAAACCAATAAATGTGCAATTATCACCGCTTGTTTTGGTAAGTCCAGCTTGATACCCTATGGCAACTAAGTTGTTTGCAGTACAATTATAACCAGCTTGATAACCTACTGCGGTGTTGTTACCTGTGGTGGTGTTTGAGTAAAGTGCTGCCCAGCCTAATGCCGTGTTGTAATTACCAGTTGTATTTGTTTTAAGTGAAGCATTACCACAAGCAGTATTAAAACTACCTGTTGTATTGGAATTCATTGATGTGCCTTGATTATAGCCACCACCAATCGCCACATTTTCTTGACCAGTTGTATTAGCAGAAAGGGCTTGAATACCAACTGCTACACAGCCATTTCCTGTTGTATTAGCATATAAAGCCTGTTGTCCAACGCTTGTATTACTAATTCCTGTTGTATTGGAATAAGATGATTGATAACCTACTGCTGTATTGTTAGATGCGGTGGTGTTTGACTGTAAAGCCTGCCTACCAATGGCTGTGTTTGAACCGCCAGTTGTATTGTTTGCAAGAGAAACACTCCCAATACTTGTATTATTTGAACCAGTTGTATTTGCCGATAAAGCAAAATCACCTACGGCAAGATTAGTTGCTCCTGAAGTATTTACATTTAAAGTGTTGTAGCCAATAGCGGTATTTTCATTGCCAGTATTAGAGCCAGCCAAAGCACCTACGCCAAATGCTGAATTATAAGTTCCTGAACCATTAACACCCCTACCAACAGTAAGACCTGATATAGAAGCGTCATTAGTAACGGTTAAAGCAGTTGTGCTGACATTGGATAAACCGACTAAGCTAGTAGTGGTATTCCCTAATCCTACGGTGCTAGTACCAATAGTGACTTGGGTATTAAAGTTGGCATCCAGTTGCGATAACGGTATCGAAGTTGTTGCCGTTGCGAATGTATAGGGTACACCCATGTTAGAACCTCACTCTCAATTCATGTTCAAATTCAAAACCGTTGTAAATAAAGCCAGCGCTATTGGATGTTACTGTAAGTCCAAGGTATTTTCCATAGTTTGAAGCGTCAGATTTAAACAGTTGGTAGCCACTGGCATCCCAACCTACAACAGCACTTGCGTTGTTAATCCAAGAAATTACTACAAAATTATTATTAGTCCAAGTAATTAAACTAGAAAGTTCATTTAATGGTTCAGATACCGATTCAGTATCAATTGATGCCGTTAAAGTTACTGCGGTATTACTGTTTGTTGCTTCAATGGCTGCTTTTGTTGCTTGCTTGGTGCGAATAGGATCACCCATCGGCATCAATGCAGTTTGTATAATGCTACTAATCGAGCTAGTACTGTTAGCATATAACTGATACAAAGCATTAGTTCTTGTGCCAAATAGCGTCAGTTTTCCACCTACAGGCACATAAGTGATGTAAGCAAGGTCGTTTCCTTGGCTAGTAATAAACCATTTTTTCTCAAAAAAGACGGCTTGCACATAACGATAGCTTTGTGTGAACTGAGCATCGTAATATCTAAAGTTAAATGCAGCGCACAAAATATTGTTAATCAGTACTTGTCCAGCGTAAACAGGACTAGAAAAGTCAATATTAGGGAAAATACCATCCAAAGCATCTGAGATCTTGGAAGTGGTAGAACCAACTAACGCATAAACACCGTAGTCATTCATAAATAAAACTGAACGGAAATACGGGAAAATGGCATCTGGGCGCTTAGAACCAACGGATGCGCTCACATTGGTGTTGGTAAATAGGGTTATCCCTGATGAATTAACAACTACATCGGAGAATACATTGATGGAATCATCGCCAAAAATGTACAAAAAGTTGTTAGCGGATAGCAGTTGGATGATGTTTCCGTGTAGCGTACTGTCAGTTAGTGTCACAGCACCCGCTGAAACGCTTGTAAAGTCGCTATATTCACCCGCAGCAGAGTAGGTGACAGTTCGCCCTGTTGCCACCCAAACACGCCCTGAGAAGGTCGCTATTGCGTTATTGGTTTGAGTGTTTACTACACCTGAGAGCTTAGCAGCAGTTGTTGCACCGCCACCTGAAATACTGACCACTAAATTGGCAGTATTGGTGTATCCAGTACCAGGGTTTGTCATTACCACTTGAGTTACGGTATTGCCTGAAATAATGGCAGTTCCCGCAGCTCCCGTACCACCACCTCCTGTAATGGACACTACGGTATTGGAAGCATTGATGTACCCTGCGCCACCATCAATTACGCTAATTGTGACAGTGCCAGTAGCAAAAGTTTGGATGCCAGCAATCGCTGTAGCACCATTGCCACCACCACCAGAAAGGGTTACGGTCAAGTTTGCAGCGTTGGTATAGCCTGTACCACCGACTACAAGGCTAACTGATCCCACATTAGAACCGCCAGATACCAAAGAAGCTGTAGCGTTAGCCTGTACACCGCCAGTTTGATCTGGACCTGAAATCACCACATTTGGTGCAGAAGTGTAGCCTGATCCTGGGTTGGTAATCGCAATAACGCCAACTGCACCGATTGTGACAGTGTTATTTCCATCCCATGAAAACATCCCTTTGTTGACATCAATAACTAACATTCTGTCGTTGTACCATTGAGTAGCGTTTACCCCTGATCCGCTAAAAGTGCCAGCAGATGCCACATTGCCAAAAGTATTGTCTTGAATACGGTAATACTGAGCAGATCCATCCGATTGAAAAGCAATCACATAGTCATTTAAGCCTATGTTCATGGAAGTCAAATAAGTGACCGTATTAGAAAAAGTAACTGTAGCGTTAGCAATTTGTACAGGATTGCTGTTAGAAACAATCTTGGCGTTAGCGTAGCCAATTGGCTGAATGTTCTCAATCCAAGAAAACTCAGTTTCATCAATAGCTGTGCGGTTAGCTTTAGTGTTAAGCCCTTTAAATTGCTTAACAACTTGGTACGATTTTTTCTGTTCCGCAGCAGCCATGTCTTAATATGGACTTGAGTAAACGCTAGGCACTCTACGGGTAAATACCGTATTGAGTACTGATTGAGCGTGTTTGTTATATTCCTGTTTAAAAATCTCTGCTTCACCAAAACTCTGCTCGTAATACTTAGCAAGGTAGGCAGCATAGAATTGCACAGGGGTGAAGTAAGGATCTGTGATGGTATCTGTCGTGGTAGATGCGTTTAATGACAAAGGATTAGGCAAGACTACGCAGTCAATCTCCAATTGATAGACTTGATCGGGTACTGGACCTATGTAAATTTGTCCTTGACCATAAATACTAAAGCACAATGGTCTGCCAATGTAGTTTTGCCAAAAACGCAATCTAGCGTTGAAATCTGACCAAGGTAAATAATCAAGCGGTACACGAGTGTTTCCCCAGTACAGGTTGATATTGATAATATCTAAAATGGTGTTGCCAGAACTAGGCGTAAGTGGGCTAGATCCGACTAAATTAGTTAATGCTGCATACGAAATATTCTCCGCATTACCGACATATTGCAAAGATGCTGTGCCATCTGCAAAAGGTGTGCTTGGAGGATAGTTGTTGTAATTGTTTTGTGTTGCTTGAGGGTAAGGAGGAGCTGAAGATCCTGAAGTACCACTCGTAACATATTGATAAATATAAATATTACTAAATACAAATTGCCCAGAAGTGACGGCAGTATTAGCTACCCATTGTGTAGGGTATGCTGGTGATGCGCCATTTGCTGTAGCTGTTGGTGCGACCTGACAAGGTACTTGCGTAACAATAACTTCACGCAAAGCGCCTGTATCTCGTACTGTTCGCTCCCGTGCTTCGTTAATGTAATCAGTTAACTGTTGGTCAGTGTAAAAGTTTGCATTAGCATCGTGGAGCAATCTACGAACTTGTGTGATGTAGCTCGATAAGGTTGCCATTTACGATCCATAGTTCATGCTACCGCCTGAAGGACTTTTCCCCTTACCCGCTTTTCAGCAGGTAGGGGTACTCTTTCCACCAACGGGGATAACGATTGGTTCTTTTTGGGTGCTTCGGTGGAGAACTCCCACTGAGAAAGGATCTCTAAACCCTTTTCTAAGTCGTTACGGGAGATCACCCATCCTAGCCTAGCCAAATACGGTTCTTTGTCATCATCTCCGTAACCGAATACATGACGAGCTACATTGAGGGGAATCTCTACAGTTTCACCCTTTTTAAACTCATAAAACACACCACCATAACCATCGGTGAGCTTTTTATCAGAATTGTTAGTTACGAAGATAGTTGACATATTAGAAACTCACTACATCGCCATATACGGCAATGGTTGCAGTGTTAGCGACATTACCGCTACCAGTGTTCACATTGACATACAGAGCTTGGGTTGTAAAACCAGTAATAGCAGAACTGCTGTTATACGGACTTGCAATTGTAAGGTCTTGGAAAGTACCAGCGCCTGTCAAGTTGCTAAGAGTTGTATTTGCTACTACAGCGTTAGAAATGTTGCCGTCAGAGCTAGTAGTTACAGAAATAATCACATTCGAGATATTCCCAATTGGATTGTTTAAAGTAATTCTACGAACAATAACGCCACCAGAACCGACTGTTGCATTAGCATTTGTCAGACCACCGCTTAACAACGGGAGTTTGATACCAGTGACGGTAGCATTTCCCGTTGTATTAAGAGGAGTAGCTTGACTTACAGCAATACGACCATACCCGAAAGAATCAA